GGATACGACTGGCGGACCACAGGGCGCAAAGGTCGTCGATAAAGTAAAAGAATATTACGTCTATCAGGAAAAGCCAGGCGCACAGACGGGTGCAGTTAAATTAACTGAAGATTCTGTCAGTTATGTCTCATCTGGTCTACTTGATGAATCCCGCAGAAAAGTAATTTCATATCTACATAAATCACTAAAAGCCGTTAACCAATTACGCATGATGGAGGACTCGCTAGTAATATATCGTCTAGCTAGAGCGCCAGAACGCCGTATCTTTTATGTAGACGTCGGTAACTTACCTAAGGGTAAAGCCGAAGAATATATGAAAGGTATCATGACCAAGTATCGTAATAAATTGGTCTACGATTCTAATACCGGTGATATTCGAGATGATAGAAAACATATGTCAATGCTCGAAGATATCTGGCTACCTCGCCGCGAGGGCGGTCGTGGGACTGAGATCTCCACTTTACCAGGCGGGGAGAATCTGGGTCAGATTGACGATATCATTTATTTCCAAAAACGTCTATATAGAGCATTGAACGTCCCTCTTAATAGATTAGAACAAGAATCTCAATTTTCACTGGGGCGATCTAATGAGATTACCCGAGAAGAAATTAAGTTCCAGAAATTTATTGATAAACTACGTAATAAATTTGGTAAACTGATGATCGAGCTTCTTAAGAAACAGCTTCTTATGAAGGCGATTATCACTGAGGACGACTGGGAGAATTGGAAAAACGATATCAACATTGATTATCTCCGTGATAACCATTTCACCGAACTGATGGAAAATGATATCCTCCGGGAGAAGATTCAGACCCTTGACCAAGTAGGTCAATACGTAGGTGAATACTTTACTAAAGAGTGGGTTCTGAAAAATGTTCTTAGATATGATGAGGATGATATCGCGGAGCTTGAAAAAGCCAGTGAGAGTAACGACGATGCTGAAGAAGAAAGTGATGCTAGATTGTCTAAAAACGATGAATTAGACAATTAAATTGGATGTCAAGCTTTTCATTCGTATAAATAATATACAAGGAGAATATAATGAATAATATTGAAGATTTGATCCAGAATGTACTGGACGGCGATTTTAATAAAGCCAATGACGTTTTTGCCGGGTTGGTGGCTGATAAACAATCAGATGTATTAGCACAAGAAAAAATCGCTATAGCTAACCAAATCTTTAATGGGTCAGTTGAAGCTGAAGAGCCAGCTGAGGGGCCTATCTCAAATGAGACCGATCAGGAAGACGAGGTTGCATTAGAGGCAGATGCTGAGGACCCAATTGAGGATGATATCAATATTGATGATATTAATGTTGATGATATCGATCTAGAAGAATTAGAAAATCAGGAATAATTAAATGAAACTGATCAGCGAATATACAGAAAACGATATCCAGTGTATCGTAGAATCCAAAGAAAATGGCGAGAAGAGATACGTGATTGAAGGCGTATTTGCTCAAGCTGATCAGAAAAACCGTAATGGTCGCGTTTATCCGAAAATGATTATGGAAGGCGCAGTTAATCGTTACGTAACAGAACAAGTTTCCAAAGGTAGGGCAGTAGGTGAACTAAATCACCCTGATGGGCCTACCATCAATTTGGACAAGGTATCTCACAAGATCACGGACCTCAGATTCGAGGGAAATGATGTTGTAGGTAAGGCACAAGTATTGGATACTCCAATGGGTAAGATTGTAAAAGGTCTACTTGAAGGTGGTGTTCAACTAGGTGTGTCGACTCGTGGTATGGGAAGTCTAGAGCAACGAAATGGTGTTATGTATGTCAAGGAAGATTTTCACCTTGCTACCGTAGACATTGTTCAGGATCCATCTGCGCCCCAAGCATTTGTTAATGGGATTATGGAAGGCGTAGAATGGGTTTGGAACAATGGCATCATTGAGGCTAAAGATATTGAAGAAATTGAGACTGAAATTAGAAACGCTCCACGTGCAGCTCTTTATGAGACGCAGGTTCGTGAGTTTAAGAATTTCCTCTCGTTGATCAAAAATAGATAAGGAGTTAAACATGGCTGATCAAATTCAGGAACAGGATGTTGAGCTCGATGAAATCGACGAAGAAGTCATCGAAGAAGCTCATGATCCTAAAAACGCTGAAGCCCAGTCAGTTGCCTCGGTAGATAAAGCTACTGATGCAGGACCGGGTCAAAGTGCAACCAGAACTGGTGATAGCAGAAAATCAGAACCAATGCCTAAAACTAAGGCTGGTATGATTAATGCTATGTACGGTAAAATGTCTGGAATGAAGAAAGCTGATCTTCAGGCAATGTTCAAAGGTATGCACGAAGACGTAGATTTCGAAGAAGTGGAAGCAATTGCTGAAGCACAAATCGACGTCGATTCAGAACTTAAAGACCTTGTGGATAACGAAGCAACACTCTCGGAAGAGTTCAAGGAAAAGACTGCAATCCTATTTGATACTGCAGTACAATCCAAGATCGCTGAAGAAGTTGAGCGTCTCGATGAACAATACAAGGAAGAACTAGCTGGTGAAGTTTCAACCATGAAAGAATCAATGGTTGAGAAAATTGACAGCTACCTAAACTACGTAGTCGAAAATTGGATGGACGAAAATAAAATCGCTGTTCAAAATGGTCTTCGTACTGAAATTGCTGAAGGTTTCATGAGCAATCTTAAAGATCTGTTCACAGAGTCTTATATTGAAGTACCGGAGTCAAAAGTCGACCTAGTTGACGATCTCGCTGGTCAGGTTGAGGAGCTAGAAGAGCGCCTGAACAAGACTACCAAAGACGCGATCGACCTTTCGGAAGAAATTGAAAATCTTAAGAGAGATCGTATTGTCGCTGAAGCTGCTAAGGGTCTTGCAGACACTCAAGCAGAAAAACTAGCGGGTCTTCTTGAAAAGGCAGAATTCGAATCAGAAGAAGCTTTCGTTAAGAAAGTGGAAGTAATTAAAGAATCGTATTTTGCGGAACAAAAAGTAGAAGCTGATCCAATTGAGACGGAAACAATCACTGAAGAAGATACAGTGGAAGTTTCGGCAGTTATGGAACAGTATCTCACAGCTCTTAGAAAAACCCAATAAGGAGTATAGACAAATGTCTTACGATAAATTAATTGAGAAATGGAACCCAGTTCTCTCGGAAGAAAGCGTTGCACCTATTGCTGATAAGCATAGAAAAGCTGTAACTGCTCAGCTTCTGGAAAACCAAGAGGTTGCTTTCCGCGAAGAAGGTTCGCAGATGAACTTCCTGGCGGAACACGACCAAAACACAACTAACGTCACTAGCGGTACTACTGCGAACTGGAACCCAGTTCTTATCTCGCTTGTACGTCGTGCTATGCCAAACATGATCGCTCACGATATCGCTGGCGTTCAGCCAATGACCGGTCCAACAGGCCTCATCTTCGCGATGAAGTCACGTTACCGTTCAACTAAATCTGGCGTTTCTGTTGGTGATGAGGCTCTGTTCGGCGAAGCTGCATTTAACTTCTCGGGTGACTCGGGCACAACTGCAATGGCAGCTGATGGCTCTGGTCTTTCGGGCGTTAATGATGGCGACGGTGACTCTACAATCGCAGACTCGGTTGCAGATCCTACTACAGGTCTTGACCTTTACACTACCGCTGAAGCAGAAGCACTTGGTGCATCTGGCGGCGAACAGTTCGCTGAAATGGGTTTCACCATGGAAAAAGCAACTGTTACTGCAAAGTCACGTGCTCTGAAAGCCGAGTACACTATGGAATTGGCACAGGATCTTAAGGCTATCCACGGTCTGGATGCTGAAACAGAACTTGCTAATATCCTGACAACTGAGATCCTAGCGGAAATCAACCGCGAAGTTATCCGTACAGTTAACTCTCAGGCGAAGCTTGGTGCTACTACTGGTAACACTGCAGTTAACGGCATCTTCGATCTTCAGACAGACGCAGACGGTCGTTGGAGCGTTGAAAAGATCAAAGGTCTTATCATCCAGCTCGAGCGTGAAGCTAACCAGATCGCAAAAGACACTCGTCGCGGTAAGGGTAACTTCCTGGTCGTTTCTTCGGATGTTGCTTCGGCTCTTGCAGCTTCGGGTATGCTTGATTACGCTCCGGCGCTTTCGGCTAACCTGAACGTCGACGACACAGGTAACACTTTTGCAGGCGTTCTGAACGGTCGCACTAAGGTCTATATCGACCCATATGCAACTGCAGACTATGCAACTGTAGGTTATAAAGGTTCTTCGGCATATGACGCAGGTCTATTCTACTGCCCATACGTACCACTAACTATGGTTCGTGCGGTTGGTGAGAACACCTTCCAGCCAAAAATCGGCTTCAAGACTCGCTACGGTATGGTTTCGAACCCATTCGTTGGCGCTACTCCTGCTAACGGTCTGGCAGCTGCTAAGACCAATCAGTACTACAGGATCTTCAGGGTTGATAATATCCTGGGCGCATAAGCCTAGCGAAGAGAAGGGTCAACCTTCCAAAATAATAGATGGGGCGGCATTTTGCCGCCCTTTTTAGTGGCCGTTCAAATCCTTATATTCTTCCGTTTTTTCTCTTATAAATATAGGTAACAAGATGAGGAATGAAATATGTCTTTAACCGAAAATCGTAATTACTTACAACCCAGTGCATTCAAAGTTCTGATTGACCGAAAAAGGTTTGCCAACGCGAATTTCTTTGCGCAGTCGTTTCAACATCCGGATGTTAGTACTACTGCGACCGAAGTTCCATATAGACAGTATAGCAGCTCTCCCGAAATCCCGGATACTTACCAGTATGGGGAATTGACTATTAACTTCATATTAGATGAGGATATGGAAGTATACACGGAACTCCATACCTGGCTAAAGGATAATGTTGATAAAGAATTTCAGGAAGCTGATTCGGTCAATCCCTCGTATGCAGATATCGTGATTACCGTTCTATCTAGTAAGAATAATGTTAATAAGAAAATCAAATACAGAAATGCATTTCCAACTAATATTGGGGGTATTTCTTTTGAAGCGAATCTCGACGGTCTGCAGGTTATGGCTTTTCCGGTTTCGTTCCGTTATACATACTTTGACATTGAATAAACTATAGGATTATATTTGTGATTGATCTACAGAATGTACTGAAAGAGTGGGAAACTGATTCCGTAATTGATGATATGAATTTAGATGAAGAGAGCAGAAAAGCTGCTAATCTCCATGCTAAATATCTACAATTATATTCCCTTGCAAAACTTCAACTTAAAAAATCAGAAATGTCGCAGAAGTCCCTATTGAAGGATAAGTGGCTATATTATGGTGGGAAAATGACTGCAGAGGATATTGAAGATAGAGGTTGGGAGTATGACCCGTTTGATGGGCTTAAAGTCCTGAAGACTGATATGGATCGCTATTATGATGCAGATCCTGATATACAGAAATCGGAAGAGAAAGTAGAATACTGGAAGACCGTGGTTGCAGCTCTAAAAGAAATTCTGGATAATGTCAAATGGCGGCATCAGACTATTAAGAATATTCTAGAATGGAAAAAGTTTCAAGCCGGTGCATAACGAATTAATCATTTGGACCATACAGCGAACAGGTGCCACAACGCTTAAATCCCGATTGGGTATCCAAGGCGCTATATTCGGTAATGGTGGGAAGTATGGCTCAACCCCCTCGGAAGAGATGGAGGATATTTTATCCTTTGAGAGAGAATTTAAATCCTCAGTAGGGGGATATCATACTAATTGGGGTAAGTTATTCCAAATCGCGAAATATACCCCCGATCGTACCCATATCGTACATTACCGAGATAATTCAGCAGATCGTATACTATCTTGGTATCTCGCCAACTCGACTGGTGCATTCAGTCCTAAAAAAGTGGACAAATATAAAGATAATGTAGTTAAATTCCTCGGGGATGATACACTAGACCCATCCCACTTAATTGAACGAGAGATACTTGATCTAAAGCTCCTTCTACAAGCCTCAGTTATCCTTAATAGCCTTGGTCGAGATATAATCGTTACTAAGTATGAGGATTTCTTTACACCGGAGCAAGGATATGGCACTCGTGATATATACGAACAGTTATCCGGCGTAGATGACTTTAATGAGTTAATAAATAACAATGCAGAGATTCGAAACTTAAAAGCTGAAATTGATGGAAAAGATAACAGTACAGAAGAACACCCACGTATCGCTGAACTTAAGTTGTAATAGCGGAATTGCGATGGAGTTAAACGAGTTCTTTTCGTTTTTCGTTCCTGGCTACAAATTTATGCCAGCGTATAAGAATAAGGTATGGGATGGTAAAGTCCGTTTATTTAATCGAAATACCTATGAATTACCCGTAGGCCTATACCATTATCTTAGTCATTTTGCAAAGAAACGGGGTTACGAGATTGATCTGATAGAGGGTACAGTTGGTTATCCTACAGATAAAAATCAGGTAGATCCGAAGGCGATATTAGAATTCCTGAAGTCTTTGAATCTTTCATCACGCGGTAATCCTATTGATGTAAGAGATTATCAGTT